CCGTGCGGCTTGGCGGGATAGAATGTCGAGACCTTGGCGTTCAACCCGTGCTTCATGCCGTTGAAACGGGTCCGCAACCGCGCCGAAGCATTGGGATGACCGGCCAGATTCGCGGCGGCCTTCTTTTTTCCCTCATCGGTTTTCGGGCCGGTGGCCTTCATCCAGCCCCGAAGCAAGGCACGTTCCCATGCCGCCTGGGGCACCTCTTCATGGCATTGCGGACAGCGCGCGTAATACCGCCAGGGGTGATACGGTTCCTCCGGCGCATCTTCCACCCGCTCCGGCTCGCATTTCCAAGAGTGCCGACAGGGCGCGCAACGGAACGTGACATGACTACGCTGGTAGGGTTCTTTCATGCCGCTACCATCCGACGGGGGAGATCAACCACCAGGGTTTTGATTCCCAACAAGGACGGGTTGGGGAGCCAATCGCGTTTGCTGGGAACCGGACGGCGGGATGCCGTCTGGATCGACGTAATCATACGGTCAGGATGATATTCGATGGCCACAGTTGTGCTCTCGATTAGAATCCGGTCCAGAAACCCCGAAAACAAGGCCCTGGTTTTAGCGGCATTGTACTCTTGCCGCAGAATGCCTACCAAACACTCGGCCAGCGCCGACAACTCAGATTCCATCATCTCAACGCGCGGTGGCTCTTCCACATCAATCCGCGCAAGCTGGGCATCGATGGCATGGAGTTGCTCGGTGTTCTCCCGCAGACGCTGCGCCAAATCGCCCAGATTCGGCGCATCGCGGCCAAATTCCTCCAGGACCTCATACAGCTTTTCGTTGCGCCGGGCGATGGCTTGCCGTTGTGTTTCCGCCGCGCGCCGCCGGTCCGCGCGATCCTGATGCCACCGTCCCGCCGCCGTGCCCAGTTCCGCCGCGACGCCCCGCAAATTGCCAGGGGTCAGCACGTCCGCGCAAATCACGTCGAATAGCCAGGCATCCAGATCACGCGCGGGCAATCGTCGGGTCACGCAGTCGCCGCCCCGTTGCGCCGCGCGGCAATTGTAGTAGCTGTAGCGCCGTGATCGTCCCTTGGCGGTTTCGATCTGTAACGATGCCCCACACCGCCCACAGCGCAACAGACCGGTGAATAGGTGGGTACTGTGCGGCGAACCCCGCGGGGCATCGGGCTGGGTATTGGCCGCGTCGTGGTCCAGGAGCTGCTGCACCAGGTCCCACAACGACCGGTCGATGATCGGCGGATGCGCAGGGACCACGATCCAGTCTTCGGGCTTGGCGTGATATCGCTGACCATCCGTGCGCACTACTCGCCCGAACACGATGTGTCCCAGAACCGCCTGATTGCGCAACAACGCGAGGATGCTGGTTTTGTTCCAGCGATGGCGGCGGTTGAAATGGCCCTCGTCATTGAGCGTGATGGCGATGCTACGCGCGCCGTGACCTTGGGCGCGCAACTCAAACAGCCGATGCGCAATGGCGGCCTCGGCGGGCTGGATGACTAGCCGACGACGCCTGGGGTCATCCGGCGCTGGAACCGCTTGATAGCCGTAGGGAGGAGTCCCACCGCAACGGTAGCCGGCTTGCGCGGCCTTGATCATGCTGCGGCGAGTATCGGCCGCTACCTGTTTCGACGTGAATTCATCGAACAGCTCCATGATCCCCTCCGTCAACCATCCTCCATCGCTCTCCCGGTCAATTTCCATGCTGGCATAGACCAAGGTGACGCCAGCCTTGCCCAACCGACGCTTGTAGAGCTGGGCATCCAACCGGTTGCGCGCGAACCGGCTGGTGGACCAAGTCACGAAGTATGTCGGCGCGTGCGTCTCGCAGTAGAGGATGGCTTGCTGAAACGCGGGCCGGCTGTCGCTTTGACCGCTGATGCCCTCGTCGGCGTAGACCCGCAGCACAGTCGCGCCAAGGGCGCTGGCTTTATCTTCGCAGCGTTGCCGCTGGGATTGGATTGGCAGCTCGTCATCGGCCTGCCGGACGGTGGATACGCGGCAGTAGATGACCGCCGTGCGGGTTTCTGGCGTCGAAAAAGTCAAAAATGGTGCAGACATTCAGGTACCCACCTCCCCCAGAGGATTCGACCGACCTCCCTGCCGAACCCCCACCCATACGGAAATTTGGCAACGAAACGATGGCAAATCGACGTGATTATCAAGATTACTCAAATAATCATGAATTTTACAAATAACCGACCATCAACAGTTTCGCTCGCGATTGTTACACTCTGAAAAACCGAGCAAACTCAAACGCGAAAACCGCCTGTTGTCTATATTCACGCTGCTCCCCCCAGTGAGCCTACGAGGTTTAGCCACCCGCTACCAAGAAACAGGCGTTTAATTAGCCCGCTTACGCAAGCGATCAGCCAGCGCATACGAGGGGCTGGAGGGCATCTTGCCCAGTGGGTTAGCCAGGTCTACGGTCTTCGTCAGCTTCCGCATTGCCAGGTGCGTATAAACCTCGGTGGTAGCGGGTGAGGCATGGCCAAGCAGGGATTGCCGCATCAGCAAATCCACATCGTGTTCCGCCAACTCCGTACCGTAGAGATGCCGCAGCGCATGAGGATGGCAATACTCAGCGGGGATGCCAGCCCGCTGGCCATACTCGCGAACGATCTTATGCACACGTCCCGTACCCAACCGACGCATCTCGCCAAAATGTCGGTGGGCCGGAACCTGTGAATTGTGCAGGTTCACGAACAGAACCCGGCCTCCCGTCGGCACCGTCCTGTCAATTTGCCCAAGCTCAGGATGGCCCAGATAGGCACGGATTAGTAGCGAGCATTCCAGAGGTACGGGCACCAGCCGTTCTTTTTTCCCCTTCTCGGCCAACCTCAGAATCAGCCGTTCAGTCCCGGTTTTGGTTTGCGTCCAGATCAAATCCTGCTCGTTCAGATTGCGCACACCCGACGCTCGACACCCCGTGCCAATCAGGACTGCCAGAATGGCAGTATCCCGCAAAGTGCGGAACGTCTTGATCCCGGGCTCCATTAGTAGCCGTTCGGCGTGGGCCATCGACATGGCGCGCGGCAGGGGCATTCCGACCTTGGGAATCGCCAGGCACGCGGCCGGGTTCTCATCGAGAACGCCTTTGCGGGTCGCCCATTGGTAGAACCCACGGATCGCGGTCACCGTCACCCGCCGGCTGATGGGCTTCACCTTGCGTTCGTGCTGATATTTACCGGCGAAATCCTCAATCGCTTCAGGGGTCGCGGTCAACAGGGTCAGCTTGCGCGCCAGCAGATACTTCCGAAGGGCGATCAGGTGATACCGGTAGGCAGTGATCGTCACCTCCGACCGCCCCTCGTTGTGCTCCTTGACCTCCAGCCAGCGCTGGATCAAGAGCCGTTCGTCTAAATCCGCTCCAGATGTATTCGTCATCCAATTTCCAGCTTCGTGGAAAGGGGTAGCAGCGCAACCCGCGCACCGGCGCATCGGTCGATTTCAAGCCACGTTATAAAGTCAACCATCTGTTTTTTCAATATAAAAAAGCGCGCGGATTGTGAAAACCACGCGCGGGTTAGCGCGCGCCCTCGTACCTAACCCGCGCTTATCAAACAAACAACAATTTCTAACCCGCGCGTTTCCGCTCTTTCTATTTTTAATTATTTCTTGTTAGGAATCATTAAATTAAATGAGAAACGGCGAAAATCACCAAAAACAGGAAAAAACGAACCCGCGCATAAAAACGGTGAACCCGCGCATAAAAACGGTGAACCCGCGCATAAAATTGGTGTAACACGCCAGAGCGTTCACAGGAAGAATCAATGACTTGCGAAAAAACAACCGCCAATGCGCGGGTTGTGGGGTATGCCTATGCCTTCCCAGAAAGCAAAAACCCGCCTGTGTCTCAAAATTTGCGCATCTTCAGGGCATAAAAAACCCGCCACGGGGGCGGGGTCGTTGGCTTATACCATCATTAATCAGGCGGATGCGCGGGGGGCTCCATCTGGCGCAAGGCGGTTTCGATGCGGTCGCGGATCGGCATGAGCAGCATCATCAGCTCGAATCCTTTCAGCCGGCAAGCCTCTTCCGATGCCTGCGCGGCCAGCGCGCTCAGGCCGTCCGCCATGGCCAGGGCTTCCACGAGGGGCGTATGGGGGTCGGAACTCGGGGAGTTGGTAATCATGATAGCCGCTCCCGGATTTCCCGCAGCTTGTCACGAAGTTCCTCCAGATCGAGGCTATAGCTCATCCGTTCCTCATCGATGACGGGGCCGCGTTTTATCTTCCGCATCATGCCGGAACTGGTCAGTTCCTGCTCTAGCCACCAGCGCGCCCGCGAGTTCATGGGGTGTAAAAACTCTTGAAAATGCGGGGCGTTAAGGAAATGACTGATGAGATGGTGGATGTTCAGAATGATTTGGCCGCGCCCGGAACCGCTCAGAGCATAGGCGAACGGGAAGGGATAACGCCAGTGCACGATGTCATCCAGGGCGGCGCAAACCAAGGATAGAGTGTCATGCACATGGGGCTGTTGAGGGCGGTTCGCGATCTCGAATTCGCCGGTGATGCGCAGGTCCAGCCGCAGGTTTTGCAGGGATTGCCGGGTCTCGGCGGATAACGGCGCGGCCCGCGGCCGCTCGCTCAGCCGGGTGTAGGGATAGATCGGTTGCTGCGCGAGGGCTTCCAGCAAGCGGGATTCACACTTGATGAAGTAGCGGCGGGCTGCCCGCCCTTTGTCACTGTTTTCGATCATCGCCAGTTCCTTGGCCATGTCGAGGGTGATGAGGTAATCGATGCTACGGCGGTCTCCGCCGCGCCCGTTTTGATTCACCGGATTTGGGGAATCAAAACCTTTTTGATTCACCAAAACGGGGGAATAGTCTTCCTCTTCGAGGAAGCCGTATTCCTCGATTCGGCCTTTAATCCAGGTTGAAAAATCGCGCCCCACGTCCAGGAAGGCGTGCAGGTCTCGGGCGTTGACGGCATTGAAGGTGCGGTCGCCGATGGTGGCGCCAATCAAGGGAACAAGTTCAGGGTTTATGCTGGCAAGATCAGGCATGCCTACGGTACTCCTCGTGGAAGATGGAGCCCGCCACTTCGCTTTCTACTACGAGGGTGGCGGACGAACGCGGGGGTAGAAAACCGGCCCACAAGGACACCGGCCAGCCCGAAGGCTGCCCCGCGCCGTCCGCCATGGAAGAACGACCGGCAACAAAAAAGCGCCCGTCGTGGCGCTGGCGCGCCTTGTGGATATCGGGTTTCTACGCCCGGCCACGGGGATCACCGTGGCCCGGACAGTATGATCCCGAAAGCGAAGGGGGGTCAAGATTCGGCGGTCTGAAGGGGGTATCGTTTCGTTACCCCCTCATATTCACCATCCCACCCGTACCCAAGCCCGGCATCCGATCGTTCTCGAATCTCAGGGATGGCCGGCGGTTGATAGCTCGGGCAATGCGCTGCGTTGAAAAAATCCCTTTGCCCCAGGCGACAACGATGATCCCATGCGTTCGGGCCGGTCTGTGTCCTGCCATGGTGCTGGCACAACGAGCAATCCTTATCTCTCATGCGCATCAACCAGCGCGGTGATGGGTTGCAGCACGTCGATGATGGACTGGGGTAGCGCCTCGACCAGGTGGTGATAGATGCGCGAGGCCCGCGCCGGCAGGGGGGGCGCTTGTAGTCGGGCGCGGATGTGCGCCAGGTCCATTTCGATGCGCATGGCTTGCATGATTTCGTTCGACAAGTCCGGCACCGCGATTTTCGGGGCGCTGGTCATGAGGTCCTCTGCCGGCATCCAGGCGTCATCATCGCCCCCATCGGCGAACGTAAAGTCAGGGTCTGGCGCCTCTGGCGGAATCCCGGCGTCATCGTCACCCTCGGTCATCGCGCAGGCCGGGCATGGATCCGGTTCCGCGCCGTCAGGCGGGGGGATCGTGAACAGCGCCAGTCCCTCAGAGGTAATCGTCCAGCCGTTTCCGCGCTCTTCGGGCATCTTGACGTACCCGTAGCATTCCAATCTGGACAGCGCCCCGCTGATTTGTTGGCGGCTCAAACCGATATGGTCGGAGATTTCAGCGCGTGTTGCCGTGATGCGGTCGCGCAGACAAATCAAGGTGGAACGCATTAGGGGGGATAGGTCGGTTAATTTCATGGGTCACTCGTGCCAGATCGCGCTACGCATGGGGGTGGGGATATCGCCGTGAACCCGGCAGTGATAGGTTACGTTGGTAAAATCGCCCGTCTGAAAATGATGAACGGTGACGACTCGCCGGCATTTTGGGCAAACCTCACGGGTGGGCAAGGTTGGAATCACCACGGGATAAGAGGATTTGAGGAACGTGGGGATCGGTAAGGACATCAGCGGATTTCTCCTCGGTCGGTAGGTTCTTCGGGGAATAGGCCGTATTCGGCCAACTTGGTCATGCTCAGCGCGATCATGTGGCTGGCGCGCTGGCCGTGAATGGTGGGGTCGGTCCGTTCGGCGACGATGACGCCGGCGTCTCGCATCTGTTTTTTCAACACCCGGTCACTCTTGACCGGCATCCCGTCCCAGATCGAGCGCAGTCCTGGCTTGGTCTTCAGGTGATGAACCATCTGCGACGGGCGCAGATAGAACACCTCCTGGCCGTCCAGTTCGCCGAACCGGTAGGGAAAGGGATAGCCGCCGGCCGCGATTTCGTTCAGCACGATTTCGACGATCCAAACCCACGGTTGCCGACTGGCCTGGGTTTCGCCGATGTGCCCGTTCATTTCCTGCAACAGCATTCCGGTCAGCGGGATTTCATCCAGGGCGATCCCCGCGAACTCTTGCAGGAGCCGCCAGGCGGTCAGCACGGCCGCATAGTTTTCCACCATGCGGCTGGCGCCCTCGTCCGATCCGCCCGCCCGACAGCGGGCGCGACAGAACTCGACGGCCTGCTGGTATACGGAGCGGATTTGTTGAGGCGGTAGCGTGGCCAGAAAATCCAGCCATTGCCGAACCGGAAACGGCGGCAAATCGGCGGGTAGCAGCGGCCCTTTTTCCCGGAGCTGCACGCGCACGCTCTT